ATGTTATGTCATATGATGTCATGTTTTTTGCGTGTAAATTCGCGTAGTTACACGCAACACGTTTTTATCATGGAAATAAAGAGGAGCATAACGTTTGACGTAGAGAAAAGGAAGAAGGATGGGTTATTGATCGTAAAGAACGTACCTATCCGATGCATGGTTACGTTCAACCGGAACAGGATAACGTTTTTCACGGGGCATAGGATAGACGCAAGCAAGTTCGTCCCGGAGAAGGGCATCGTTAAAAACGGATGCTTCAACAAGGCCGGGGAAAGCTCTTCCGAGATAAATTCCGATCTTGACGATATACGTGCCACATTGCAAAACATATTCCGCCAATACGAGAGAGAGGGCGAGATGCCTAGCGCCAACGATATCAAGGAAAAGTTCAAGGTTGCGACAGGCCGGGTAAAAGAGGAAGAGAGGAAGCCGATATCCCTGTTCGATATCTACAAGGAGTTTATCGATACGGTAGGGAGGCAGAACGCATGGACGAAGACATCGCACTACAAACATAACTCTATCATGCACCTTCTGGAGGAGTTCAATCCACAGATCAAGTTCGATGACCTGTCGGAGGATACCTTGCAAGACTTCGTAGAGTTCTTAAGGGAATACAAGGGTATAAGGAATACCACGTTGAACAAGTACCTCCACTTCATAAAGCAATTCCTTTTATGGGCCGACGACAAGGGATACAACACGAGAAAGGACTATCGAAGGTTCAGCCCAAGGCTTAAAGGGGCGAACTTCGAGCTGAAGAAAGTCATATACTTGACATGGGAGGAACTGATGCGTATATATAATATGTATATAAAGGAAGGGACGTTATCCACCGTCCGTGACGTATTCTGCTTCTGCTGCTTCACCGGTCTCCGTTACTCCGACGTATATAACTTAAGGAAGACGGATATCATTAACGGGAAGATTGACATCGTGACACAGAAGGACAGCGACAACATACAGATCGAGTTGAACAAGTACAGCAAATCAATACTTGAGAAATACGAAGACATCGAGCTCAAGAACGGGAAGGCGCTGCCGGTCTTGTCCAATCAGAAATACAACATGCATCTAAAGGATCTCGGCAAGATGGCGGAGCTGGACTCCGAGATAACCGAGGTATGGTACGAGGGCAACAAGCGAATACAGCAGACATTCCACAAGTGGGAACGGCTTACTACCCATGTCGCAAGGAAGACGTTTGTCGTCAACGCCCTTATGCTAGGCATCCCCCCTCAAGTCATCATGAGATGGACAGGGCACAACGACCTCAAGGCCATGAGACCTTACACTCATATAGTGGACAAGCTGAAGGAGGATGAGATGAGCAAGTTCGATAAGATATAATTTGTAGCAATATAATTATTTGATAGGTTAAAAGACATATTCATGATGGTATCTCCGATTTTTCACTAACCACATATCTAGTAAGAAACAATTTCTCGATATTCTTTTTTTTAGAATCTATGTCCTTATTACTCTTGTTAACTAATAGGTACACGCTTACATCTTTATATTCAATATGCTCAAACGTCTGATCTCCTATAGTCTCTGAAAAAAGCCATCGATATATTCTAAATCTTTGGTTGACTGAATCATCCTCCTCCTTTTTACTTTTGATATCTATAGTATTAGAAGCTTTTATAATAAAAGAGGAGGAAGGATAATCCTTAAGCAGCATTGGGATAAGGTTGACACATGTCATTAAAATACATAATGTACCCCTATATCCATTTTTATCCAATATTAAATGATACTTATTCTCACTTTTACTATTCTTGGCCGCATAAAACTTTATAGCTATTACATCCTCATGAAATTCAGCCCTAACGATATACTTAATTCTTTCTGGATCAGTTTTTGTAAAAAAAGAATAGACAAGACAAAAATCAAAAGCATCACGACTTTTCGGTTTCTCCTTTTGTATATATTTTAATTCGTAAGGATGAATACTCTCTAACATAATACTTATGGAACAATACGACAAGGACGTTCTCTACCTACGACATATTTCTTTCTGTCAACAATATTCCCCTCTCCCATCGAAAACATCACGCATCTCTTAGAACGAGATGAAATAGGTTTCCAACCCATCCTATCAGCCTTGGATCTAAGCTTAGAAGCTCTCACATTCGATTTTCGAGACATTGAATGTACTGTTAAATCAGCTTTCATACTTAAATAATGATATTTTATTACGTTACAAAGATACGTGATTAGCACACAGCAAAATAATAAAATCTCAAAAAAATATCAATAAATTCAAAATAAGAGCATAAAACACACGTTTTCAACACATATCTCTCCATAAACCAATATAGCTAAGGCCTAGTCAATTGTTCGATTTTTCGCATATAAAAAGTATAACGCCCGTGTTTTTTCTGACACGGGCGTTTTTTATTGGTCTATTTGACTTATTATCATATTTAATATCTCTATGTTGAAAATTCGCTCGAATCAACATTCCTACGTTTGACATAAAGGCATCGCTTGGATATCTCTGGATTCGCAATACCACGGTTATACACTCTCACCGACATTACCACTTTTCTTTTCTCTAAAAACAAATCTTCCGTCAAACGAATAATCTGCTCTACTCTATCGTCATAATCGCCAACCATATTAATTAGATTTTTTAAGGTAATAATTAAACAGTACAGCGAAAAAGTTTGTTTTACAACGCTCACATGTTATTAAGCAGAATCTTTCTCTCCTTGCCGGTTTCCGGACCTCTCGTCTCTCTCTTGCTTCAACGACTCGGCCAACAAGGCTATGAGTTTCTCGATATTCCGGCTGTTCCTCTCGTTCGCCTCCGCGTTTTGCTTGCCTTGCGCCGTTAGGTCATGTATGATATCTAGCAGTTCCCTTGGATTAAAGCCGTCGCCTATTTCTTCCGGGATATCCACTGATCGTGCGGGTGGAACGTCAGAGGTTAGCATATCACCTTCACCTGTAAGAAGCCACACCCTATTATAATGAGGATACGCATTCAATATCTTAGAAGCATAATTCTCACTTATTCTTTTAACTTTACCATCTCTTATGTCATAAAGAGATTGAGGTCTTGATAAACCCATATCCTTTGAAAGTTGAGCATAAGTTATTCCTTCCTTAGATAATATACATTCCAAAATTTCTTTTGATGTCATACTAATATTTTTTATACCCTCTTGCATACTAGAAGAATCTTCATATTTAATATGAAATACCTCATGTATCTTTTTCTGCATAGACTCGTTATAGGGAACACGACCATTTATCATATCAGATAAATATGTACTCTTGACTCCCAATCTTTCAGATATCTGAGCTTGATTGATAGAAAATTCATATTTTATTTTATCTATCAACCTCTTAAATTCTTCATTTACTGGCATAAAACATAATTTAACTGTTACTATATGAAAATAATTCATATTATCATACCTATATATGAAATAAGTTCATATATTTGCATCATAAAAACGTTACAAAGATACGCAACCTTAGTTTAAGGATCAATAGCACGAACGTATCAAAGCGATCTTTATTTGTTGGTTATGGTATGAGAAAGGCTTTTTATGGTCTCGGATAGATTGCGGTTAGTAACGATTAAATCATCTTCTGAATTAGAAAAATGACTATCATCACGCAACATATCCCCTCTCCCCGCAAGAAGCCAATCCGGAGATATCAGATCAAATGAATTAATAATTTTCAATACCGTATCAAGGCTAATTTTTCTATCACCATTCATTTGTTGATTAATTGTAACTTGATTAGCCCCTATTTTTTGAGCAAAAGCATTGACACTCATATTGTAATAATTCATAATCTTTTTTACCCGATCTACCATATTGAATTTAACATTAAAAGTTAATTAAAGCAAATGCTATAAATATTTATAGCAAATGATTTTTATATTAATTCAAATGCTATACATTTGCACCGTGTAACGCTACAAAGGTACGTTACTAAAAAGTAAAGTGCAATAGCATATACGTGTTAAAATGAGTTCTATAACATGTTTCCACCTTAGTACCCGCCGAAAGGGGGTTAAAACGAAAGGATATAAAGACATAAGGCATGAGAGCGTAATAGCGGAAACGCCGGGATTTACGCAGGGATGCCGAAATATATCGCAAGGTTGGAAGTCCTTGCGCAGTAATCAACTATAAAAGCTCCAGACCGTCTCGATTCGGTTAAGTATCAAATGGTAAAACATTACTGGAGCACAAATATTTTAAACAAACAAATATGGAAAAAGAGATAATTATTGATGAAAATTACAAGACTACAAGCCTTTTTGATAGGATGAAAGTCGGGGATATATATAAGGTACCATATGATCCCAGCCGACATAACGGCATCAAGTCAGAAGCATCCAGACGCAATAAATACGCCCGGTTGAGCAATGAGCTCAAAGGCATACAGGATATCAAGTTTAGAGTATCAGAGGCCGTATATCCGGGATTCACGTCCATTATACGAATAAAGTAAAGAGTCATGGAAAGGGTATTCACCGAGTTAACCGAGGAATGTGATTACACGGCCCAGTATTACGCCGTGGGATTCGAGAAAAAGGAGATAGCCGAGAAAAAACACAGGTCGTTGCATACGATCATAAACCAGCTAAGGACGGCTTTCGAGATACTTGGCGTAAGGAACGGAAGGGAATTGGCCATAAAGCTATGCGAGAGACTGTGCGATATAAAGGCTAACGTAAATATACAACAGATGGTTCATTCAGCCGTGGCGTGCGTCTTGCTACTTATCCTTTGCGTGGATTCTCATCTGGAAATGAGAAGGGCAAGGCAAAGGTGCCGGTCCATAGCTAGAATAGAGATATCCTCTAGGGCTTTTAGAGGCTGTAGAGGGAGGAATATAACATTATAACAATAACAATATGGAGAATATAGCGGAATTACCGGCAACCCAAGTGACAGCCGGACAACTAGCGGACTTGATCATATCAAGGCTAGCCACCCAAAAAGAAGAAGATCCATCCCGGAAATACGTTAGGGGACTAGATTCCTTGGCGAAATTGCTCCAAGTAAGTACATCCACCATAGCGAGATACAAGAAGAAGGGGATTTTCGGGGATGCCATAAAACAAAATGGTAAATATATCCTAGTGGACGTAAAGCTCGCTCAGGAAAGGTTTTTTTCCAAAAAGACGAGACCACATTAACAAGTCTTCCGGCTTATGGTCTTATCGCACCTGTGACGCATAAGCAGGAAGAATCTACTTATAATAAAAATTCCCCCACCCGTTATCATTCGGGTTAGAAACCGTTGGAGGTTGTGGGGGATCAAATCTATAAACAACATTAGTATGAGATACATATTTATATCATTTACATTGCTGGCCATGTTAGTGGCTAGCATCTTAAAGGTTTTAAATTATATCAATTGCAGTTGGTGGGTAATAACCTCGCCATTGTGGTTGTACTGTCTATTTCATATCATGCTATTAGTTATAGCATTTATATTTCTTTTTTATCCTTCTAAAAAAGAAAAAACGAATATTGATGATACCTCAAAGTCAAAGGTGGAGAAACTGCTTAAAGAAAACTTCGGAAGACGAAAGAATAACTGATAAACCAAATTTAATCTTATGAAAGAAAGAAGGATTCCACCCTAGGAATTACCTAGGGAAGGTAGCGAACCATAATAAATTCATATTATATCAATATCCGTAAGACAAAGGATTGCGTCCGGTGAGAATCCGGTTATCCAGTTATATTATTATTCAGGGTTACAGGGAGTGCGAGTTCCCCCGGCTACCACGCTTAAATCACATTGCTAATTATTATACACTTCACAACCAAGACCTTAATATACCGCCGTGAGGCAGGCAAAAAGAATTTTTAAATAATTAAGAACTCGCCGGGGTGGATTCCCCGGCAAACGCTCCCTTAGCTCAGATGGTCAGAGCCTTTAGGGTCGCCGGTTCGAGTCCGGCAGGGAGCACGTTTCACCCCTAACGGGTGCTTATTCAATCAGAAAATCAGTCACAATTGCAACGCAGGTCTCCGTCCGTGAGGATATGAGGCCTTTCTTCCGATTTTTAAAAACAACAATATATATGATAAAGAGAAACCAAGCATGGTTATGGAAGATATTCCGGGCCATAAAGAGCATTACCATCTTTACTTTTAGGATGGTCTTAGCTACCGTACTAGGGCTAATGTCAATAGTGTCAATATTTGAGTGGTACGATAAGCCATTCAATATCCACCTCTTGATCCTAGGGATTATATCAGTTTTTATTGTGGTACATCAAATCGTGATCATGACCTATGAATCAGAAAAATGATTCCGGGGTATTATACGTGGTACAAGCCCCTTCAAGACTTAACCGCTCAAGGAAAGACTATATACTAGACGAGTTAAAAGAGCTTAGTAAAGAGGAGCTTATAAAAATAAGAAAAGACATTGTAGAACTAATAAACGATAAATAAAATGGCTGCTATAAAATCTTACAAGGGATTTGACAAAAATTTAAAATGCCGGGATTTTCAATATGAAATAGGCAAGGAATATGAGATGGATGGAGAGATCAAGGTGTGTAACAGAGGGTTTCACGCTTGCGAAAGCCCATTTGATGTTTTTGATCACTATACTATGATAGACTCTAGGTTTTGCGAAGTAGAGCAAGACGGGAATATATCCAAGGAGGATAGAGGGACAAAGATTTGCTCCTCGAAAATAAAAATAAAAGCAGAGTTAAAATTGGCTGACATGATCTATCTTGGAGTCGAATGGCTAAAAGAGATCACATCACCTGAAAAAATAAAAACGAGCATAAAGGATAATTCATCCGGCTACGGTGCCAAGATAGGATCATCCGGCTACGGTGCCAAGATAGGATCATCCGGCTACGATGCCAAGATAGGATCATCCGGCAACGATGCCCAGATAGGATCATCCGGCAACTATGCCCAGATAGGATCATCCGGCAACGATGCCCAGATAGGATCATCCGGCAACTATGCCCAGATAGGATCATCCGGCTACGGTGCCAAGATAGGATCATCCGGCAACTATGCCCAGATAGGATCATCCGGCTACGGTGCCAAGATAGGATCATCCGGCTACGGTGCCCAGATAGGATCATCCGGCTACGGTGCCAAGATAGGATCATCCGGCTACGATGCCCAGATAGGATCATCCGGCGACGATGCCCAGATAGGATCATCCGGCGACGGTGCCCAGATAGGATCATCCGGCTACGATGCCAAGATAGGATCATCCGGCAACTATGCCCAGATAGGATCATCCGGCTACGGTGCCAAGATAGGATCATCCGGCTACGGTGCCAAGATAGACAGCACAGGCGAAGGCTGTGTCATCATGTGCGCAGGTATTAACTCTGTAGCAAAAGCCTCAAAAGGATCATGGATAACATTATCCGAATGGTCTTATTCTGATAAAAAGCAAAGATATATCCCCGTTTGCGTAAAAACGGAATTTGTTGATGGGGAGAAGATAAAGGCGGATACATATTACAAATTAGCTGGAGGGGTATTTAAAGAAATACAATAGTCCCAAGGCATTGCTTATCGGAGGATCGCATGAGAGACATCTACATCAAAGACCCCGACGGCGAACCGGAGTACGAAGGGGAGGAAGACAACGAGGAATATGAGGAGAGCATGGAGGAGCTTAGGTTCCTATGTGATTCATATAATTGGTAACATCCCGCCCTTACGAGGTGCAACCCCGACCCAGACCGGCAACCGATATCCTAGACAAGTGGTAGGCCATGACGATATCATTGGCCCGGTGGAAAGGGACACGGTAGTGAGGGAAGGGCGGCCGATGGTCTTAGTCCGGGTTCGACTCCCGGAGGCTGACGAAACATTTTAAAAATAAATATTATGCCTATTTTAAAGAAAACAGACGTTAGGCCGCTTAGACCTATTATCATGGTCATTTACGGCACACCGGGAACAGGAAAGACATCCCTTTCCAACACGAGCGAGAACCCATTATTGATCGATTGCGACCGGGGATTTGACCGGGCGGCGAATCAGGTCGACACGCTTACGGCGCAAACATGGGAGGATATTCTCTCCGAGGAAGGCTCGATGAAAGGATATAAAACCATTATAGTGGACACGGCGAAATCAATGCTGGATGATTTCTTGGCCGTATATGGGGTTAAGCAAGATTACAAGCTGAGCAAGAACAAGCTTAAATTGTTCGGTTACATAGCGGACGAGTTCAAGAACTTCGTCAACAGGAGACGATCCGATTGCTCGGATATCATCTTCGTATGCCATGACAAGGAGACCCAAGAGGGAGACTTGATAAAGCATTCCCCGGACTGCACGGGACAATCCAAGGACCTGTTGATCCGTATAGCGGATCAAGTGGGATTTATCACCATGATAAACGAAAAGAGAACCATATGTTTCGATCCTACGGATACCACCGTAGGGAAGAACGTGGCGCAAATACCGCCAACCGTGATACCCGAATGCAACTCAACGGAGTTTCCCTCCTTCATGGCCGGTATAGTGTCAAAGGTTAAAAAGGCCATACAAAGCAAGACCGAGGAACAAAGGATCGCCATGGAAGCGTTGGATCGAGCGAATATAGCGCTGGAAGCCGTGGAGACGGAAGAAGAGGCGAACCGTATGATAGAGATAAAACAATCTCTAAACAAGGTATTCGAGAGACCTTTCAAGGAGAAGATGATAAAAGTCCTAGGAGAGAAAGGATTCGTATTTAACAAGGAAACGGGTAAATTCGTCAAGGATGAAAAGGTTGCTTAGGGTGACCCAACTGGAGAAGTTCAGGCGTTACATAACGGAACATTCCGAATATGATGACGAGCGATCGGTCATAGACAATCTCACCGGGCAATTCACGGGGAACCAGTATACGAGAGTGGGGACGGCCTTCCATAAGATAGTGGAAGGCGATACCCTAGGATGCAAAAAGATCCCGGGGACGGAGACGGAGATCCCGGGGAGGGAGTTCGATATAGACGGCTACCCCGTGAAGCTGGACTTGAAACAATGCAAGACAGCTCTGGAATACAAGGACCGCTTCCCCAATGCCTTCCACGAGATAAGGGAATACATGGACATGGGGGAAATAATCATAACGGGTTGTGCCGATATCATAAACGGACTTGAGATAAGGGATATAAAGACGAAATACTCCCCTATAAAGGACTCCGATTATACGGATAGTTGCCAGTGGAGATTCTATATGGAGCTATTCGGCGTGGGAGACTTCTTTTTCGACTTGTTCCAGTTCGTCGGATACGACAAGGACAAACATGGTTATGATGTCCGTGGACTGGAGCTTAAGCCTTACGCCCCAGCTATCGGATGTCATTGGTATAACACTATGGAGCAAGACAATCGTATATTGCTTAAGGAGTTCGTCCAATGGTCCAAGTTCAGGGGGCTATTCGATAATTTACCAATCTACAAATCATAAAAGAGCATGAGCAAGAGCATAAACCAATGCCTATTGATAGGCAACGTAGGTAAGGACCCGGAAATAAGGACTTTCGATAATGGGGTCAAGGCGGCGACATTCTCCTTGGCTACCTCCACCGGAGGTTACAAGAGGCAGGACGGCACGGATGTGCCGGAGAAGACGCAATGGCATAACGTCGTGGCATGGCGTGGACTGGCCGATATAGCCGAGAAATACATCCACAATGGAGACAAGGTGACAATCCTAGGGACGATCAATTACAGGGAGTACGAGAAAGACGGTATAAAACGGTATGTTACCGATATATTGGCATACGATATCATGTTATGCGGAAAGAGCGACAGCGCCGGTTCCAGACCTCAAGTGACCGCCAACGACGTTCCATCCCAATCTGATTTCCCGCCTATGGCTCAACCTATAGATGATATTCCTTTTTGATATATGCTTATAAATCCAACAAGCGAGTTCGACCGGGAACGAGCCGACATGTACTATAAGAAATTAATGTCCGGCACCGATCCTTTCGAGATCACGAAGAAAGCGAGGCGAAGGACCTTGAACCAAAACGCCCTTTTCCATCTATGGTGTCAAGTGATATCGGATCATATCGGCTATACCTCCTTAGAAGATTGTAAACGGGATGTCAAGAGGGCTTTGCTAGGGATGAGAGAAGATACGAACAGGATAACCGGGGAGAGGCAAAAGGTAGATTACCAGACTTCCGCCATGACAACCTCCGAACTGTCCTCACTCATGGATAAGATGAAAGTCTGGGCGCAAACCGATCTGGGTTGCTATCTTCCCTATTTCGGCGATCCCGGCTACGAGGAAATGTATCAACAATACTGCAGGAGATGAGAAAAAGCGACAGGCCTCCAAATTACCTGATCGACAAGATCGTGAGGCATGCAAACATTATTATCACAGCCCCTTATGGCAGCGTCAGATACATGGATGCGGCCAGACTCCTTAAAAAGGAGGTCAAGAAGCTAGAAACCTATAAGAAAAATGAGAGATCTTAAATACTGCCTCAATGAGGATTGCTGTAAAAGACATTGCCTCTGCCATCAACGGCAAAAACATTGGAAAGACCCGTCTAAAAAAGATGGGGAAACTGTGAGGCCGGAATCGGCCTTACTTGACGGGAATACTCCTTGCAAAGGGTATGTCCCACAATACGAAAGAAGAAAATATAATATTAAATATTAATGATATGGGAAAGAGAAAAGAAGGTTCTTACAACTTTGACAAGAACGTACAAATGTTTTTGGCTTGCGCAAAGGACGATAACCGTCCTGCTATGGAATGCGTATATTTCAAGGGAGATTGGGCCTACGCCAGTGACGGACGTATTATCGTTAAAAACAGGATATCCGAATGCTCAAACCTTGACGAAGCCATGATACAGGCGTTAGACGGCAAATTGCTGCATAGTCTATTTTTTAAGGACATGTTGAAATATGATGACATCCTTATCTCTGATGACGGAATAGAGTGCCATAAGAAGAATGACAAGGCGTTCTTCTATTTCGCGGATGAGAACTTAAAATATCCAGACGCAGAGAAAGCGATACAAAATTATCTGGCAAAACCCAGCGTTCCGCTTCCTCAAATATCCTTTAACATGGGCTTATTCGACATAATGAGGAAAGCTTTATATGAATGCGATCGATGCACGGCTACTTTCAAGGGCGTTAACGATGCCATCATTTTTGACAGCATGGCAGAAGACGTAAGCAGTATCGGATTAATCATGCCTTTATACAATGAGGCACTAAACCAACAAATATGAGAAATTTTATCAACAAACATTGGGTATTGATATTGGCCATAGCCTTTATTCCGGTAGGGAACAGAGTTTTTAACCATGTTGACGCATGGCTAGGAATAGTCATTATGTTAACTAGTTCATTATTTATAATTTACAAACTATTTAATTTTATCAAGAATGAAAAGGACAAGTTTTAAGTTTTTTACTATAGCGATAATCGCTATGGTATTTTTATCCTCTTGTGAACGTGTAGCACCTAATTACGCTGGGGTATTGATGGAAAATTACGGGAAACAAGGGAAGGAGGATTTCAAGGTCGTATCAGGCAGGGTTTCAACTTGGGAATGGGGCACGGAATTATTTCAAGTCCCGCTATTCGACCAACGAGGCGAGTTCGGAAGCCCTGTCACGTTAAAAGCCGCAGACAATACGGAGTTTAACGCACGCCCCACTTACTCCTACAAGGTCATCAAAAACAGGGCAATAGACGTTGTTTTCGATAACAAGCACATAGACAAGGCTGATACGGAATCAGGCAAAGACGGTTTCATGCAATCATTGGAGGATAATATACTAGAACCTCGCATCTATGATCTGATCAAGGAGGAAAGCCGTAAACATAAGACCGACAGCTTAATGGCAGACGGAGGTTCGCTTCTTTTTGAGAAACGCCTTGAGCAGATTGTAGATAAGGAATTCGAGAAAAGAGGTCTTCAATTACTCACATTCTCGGCGCAATTAGAGTTTTCTAAGGCGGTTCGCGAGAAAATTGATAGTAGGAATGAAGTTAACACCAATATTTCGGTTTTAGACCAGCAGATAGCGGAGCAACGGAAACGCAACGAGTTGGAGCAATTGAAAACGGAACAAGCGTTAATCACCTCGAGAGGATTGACTAAAGAAATTCTTTATAAGCAGTTTATCGACAAATGGGATGGTCGTACCCCCATTTATGGAGCGATACCCGATTTAATAAAGATTCAGAACTAAGGATATTAATATTAGAGTGTGTTTTTCATGGTATTAGATTTGGGTTAGAATGATTATCCCCGCCGTCCGTGAGGATATGCGGGGCAAACACGGTGGTATGGCGGAATTGGTAGACGCTAAAGTTAATTTCTTATAGAGTGGTTGAATGAAGGTTATCGTAAAATAAACTGAACTAGCCAAAGGAAGTATAACGGGTAAGGCCGAATGTCACCGCAACGTGCCAATAACAAAACTATCAGGTGAGAGTCCTGAGAAAACTCCACTCATGCGGGTTCGAGTCCCGCTACCATCACAAATAACAAATCTAATTATGGAAACAATACAGAATTTAGATCATTTGACAATGGCCATGTACCTTATCACCGCAATACTCGGACTTATAGCAGTGATCTTGGCCATATTCTTACTAATAAACGATAAAGAAAGGAGGAATCCATGGGAAAGAAAAGATACGAATTAGTGATAGCCGTTGACCCGGACATAGATAAATCCGGCGTATGCGTACTGTCTCCTTCAACGAGACAGCTAATTCTAAAGAGCCTCCCCTTCCCTGTCTTAGTTGATTTTATCAAGGAGGCGAGAGAGAGGTACAAGGGGGTAGACATAGTGGTCATTGTCGAGGCCGGATGGCTTAACGAAAAAAGCAACTTCCATAAGGCTAGGGGTAAATCCGGCGAGAGGATAGCCAAGTATGTAGGTCGTAACCAGCAAACCGGGATATTGCTTCTCCAGATGTGCGAGCACATAGGTATTCCCTGCGAAGAGGTAAAGCCTTTGACCAAGCATTGGAAAGGGGACGAGGGCAAGATAACCCATGAGGAACTCTCCTACATAGTCGGTCCCTTGCCTAAGAGAACGAACCAAGACCAACGTGACGCTACGATTCTAGCTTGGTGGTACGCCGATCTACCAATAAAAATAAAGACTTGGTGATATGGCGAAGAAGAAAGACGAGCAAGAAAAGGTGAAATGTGGCGATTGCGCCAACGGACATCCTCACAAGGGGCTATGCGTTTGGTGCATAGTGCTAAATACTGGAAGAGTCGCTAATAGTCTTAGGTTTTGCGATGTATTCAAAAGAAAATTATGATTACATGATATAAACAACATGCTTATGGAGAATTAGCGTATGGATACAAGGAAAGAGCTGACAAGCTATTTTCCGCACGATAGCAATGCCAGAAACTCGGATAAGCTGATTCGTTTACGAATGAAGCATAAGGCCGCCGGATATGGTGTTTTCTTCATGATATTAGAACGTCTTAGAGAGGAGCCAAACTATATGAGTGTCAAAGATTATAACATGATAGCCTTTGACCTTCGTGAGGACGCATCCTTAATAAAGTCCGTCATTGAGGATTTCGGGTTATTTGTCTTTACCGAGGACGGTAAGTACTTCTACTCCGAGAGTTTCAAGCAAAGGATGGGATTCAAGGACGAGAAATCAAGAAAACGATCAGAAGCCGGGAAGTTAGGCATGGCTAAAAGATGGGGAAATAACAATGTTATAACAAATCCGCAAAATAACGATAACAATGTTATAACAAAAACGGATGAAATTATAACAAGAAAAGAAAAGGAAAGGAAAGGAAATAAAAATAGAGAGAGTCTTAATACGCGTGAGACGCTTTTCGATAATTTCAAGAATGAGTTATTGAAGGACGAGGAATGGCGCAGATACGCTTGCCAGATATCGGGATTGAGCGTCGCTTTCAATGACCTCATTCCCGGCGAGCTGGATAACTTCCTAGCTTGGATGGTATCCACCGGGGAGGGCGATACGCTAAAAACGATAGATGACGTTAAGAGACGATTCACCTATTGGTGGCAAGGAACAGGACTAAGGGCTTATAATCAAAGATATGGAGGAACAAGAAAAGAAACTTTCGGAGGCTATACAAGCCATGCGGGGGCCTACGGAAAAAGAGAGGCTCCAGCAAAAACAGGTGTTCAACCTAGTGAAGAAGCACGCAAGGACTATACAGAACGTTTCTAGGTACGATCTCTCGGACGATACGGAGTACATCAGCCACGCCCGGATGATAAAGGCGCTAGGTTGTAATTACCTAGGGATCGAGAGGCGGCAATTCGAGACAGACAGGGGGAATGACAAGGTTTTGAGATTCCTGTTGTATTATTTCAACGATTGCCCGTTGGCCGAGTCCGTATTCCCGGAGGAGAACTATAAGCTGCACAAGAACCTCCTTATCGTGGGAGATCCGGGAACGGGCAAAACGCTCATGATGCAGATATTCGCCGATTACCTGAAATTGACGGATAACCCCAAACGCTTCGTGAACCTATCCGTGACCCAGATGATGAACTATTACAAGATCCATGGTCACATAGACAGGTTCACGTACAACGAGGAGGCCGGGAAAGGGAGCATGGAAGGGAACCCGTTCGATATCTGCCTTAACGATATCGGTCTTGAGACGGAGAACCAGAAAAGCTACGGCACCAGCCTTAACAGCGTAATAGACGAGTTCCTATACGCGAGGTACGAGATATACCAGTCCCATCAGAAGAAGTATCATATCACTTCCAACCTATCCGTCACGGATTTCAAGAATCGGTTCGGAACTAGGCTGGTGGACAGGTTCAAGAGTTTTAACGTGATAATCCTAAACGGAGAAAGCAGGAGAAGATAACATGGAAATAACAGACAGATTAAGGAACACCCCTACCGGGTTCACGGTAAAAGTAGGGGAAATAAACGTGCAGGTATTGAGATTCAAGCCATACCTCAATACCAAGGCAACGGTTTGCAGAGGATGCGTCTTCCGGGACGATGGAGCGAGATTCTGCGAGTACAGCAAGGCTTGCATGGCCCATCTGAGGCCGGATCACGAGTCGGTGGTGTTCGCTAAAACAAATAAGGTTTAATCATTTATCATAGTTGAATACCGTATTCTCTATGATGAGAGTAAATAAAAATCAAATATTATGGCTATAAGCGAAGTTTACAACGAGGATTGTATGGACTATATGAGAAACATTCCTGATAAATTCTTTGATCTAGCTATCGTTGATCCACCGTATGGTATAGGAGAGGACTGGAAGAAAAGGAATAATGGGTATAAATTCAAGGATACATCCTATAAGAATAGCCCCATCAAGGATGCGTCATACTTCGATGAGTTAAAAAGAATTAGCAAGGATCAGATCATATGGGGATATAATTATTACACCCAATATCTAGGAAATACCAACTATTTGATTGTTTGGGATAAGATGAGCAACAATAACGATGTGTTTAAATACTCGAAATGTGAGATAGCCTACGTGTCAAAAAAAATCCCATGCAATCTTGTCTCCATTCCGTGGGATGGATATAGGATGGGACATGAGACCGGAAAGAGAAAGATACATCCACACCAAAAACCGCTCTCATTGTATTTCTGGATTTTGAAAAATTACGCCAATCCCGGTGACAAAATTTATGACTCTCATTTGGGGAGCGGAAGCAGCCGTATAGCCGCCTATAAAATGGGTTTTGATTTTTACGCAACCGAGATAGACAAGGAATATTTCAATGCCCAAGATAAAAGGTTTAAGGAAGAATGCCTAGGTGAAATCATATTACCTAGTGGTAAAAAGATAATACAGACATCAATGTTTCAATTATAAATAAAACGATCATGAAAATGGAAAAAGAAACTATAAAGAACAAAGTATTTGAGATCATTGAGAGTAAACGTTATCACAAAGGTCAGCCACTTACGATGGAATCCAAGCTGGAGGATGATCTATGGATGGACAGTCTTGACGAGATAGAGTTATTAATGGAATTAGAGAAAGAGTTTGGCATATCGATCCCTGATGATGATCCCGGACGATGCCTTACCGTAAAGGACGTTGTTGATTATATAATCCGGAGGATGAAAGAATGAGACAATACAACGATTGGGAAGAGATCGACAAGGACACGAACGGCCTTGTCACCTCGCTAACATACATGGTACTTTTCGTTAACGACCAAGCGTATAACTACACGGTATCGCTCATGGAGGCCATTAGGAATAGCGAGCACTACAGGCATAACGCCAAACGGACGGCCAACGCTATCGAAAAAGAGATAGACGCTTATAACACGAACATCTTCCGGATAGCCAAGGCCAATAAGGAGGCGTTCGCCGAGATAACGCAAAGCATGGAGGAGGACGTACAGCCTCATATTGAGAGGTATTATTACACGATCAGCCAGATATTGCTGGATCACGGGGTATCGGGCTCATCTAACCGGATCGCATCCCTGTCATCCACGATAAACATGCTGGCGCAGATGTCTAGGATCACGATAAGCGATTTCGGCGACAGGATGCGGGGGATCGTCCCGTTGGCGTACAATCCCCTTTCCTATCTGGCACTGGACAAGGTGGAGTACCTGAGCGATCGGTTATCAAGTGAGGTCACGGGGAAGGACGTGAGAATAAACTTAAATGAGCAGCCCGGGATCGTGAAGGCGTTCACGGCGATAACGAACGCTATACTTAGGCCGGAGGTCTTTGAGAAGGCTTTTGACAGGGCGGGATAATTTTTCAAGGATTTTATTTGGCGTTTTGGAAAGAAGTGGTACATTTGCAGCGAACTTCATACACATAGGCAAGCGGAAGCCTGCCATATATAGCGGGCATTTTTTATGCTTGTAAGATCGTTGCATCTATATGATATAGCGGTTGTTTCTCCCGTGTGGAGCGTTAATGCGCCCACTGCCTATGTGGTGAAGTTCAACGGGTCGGAAGCAACCGCTTTTCGCTTGCCCTGCTAAATAGGGATGCAGCACAAAACTTTCCTGTAATGCCTAAAGAACTTCAAAAATGGCAGAAATTACAACAAACGTAGGGGCGTTAATCCCCATTAATGAGAGTAATGGCAAGAAAGCCGTTAGCGCAAGAGCTTTGTACGACTTTTTAGGTTGTACAGAAAGATTCCAGTCTTGGTTTGATCGGCAACTACAGTACGGTTTCGACGAAAACAAGGACTATGTAGGGTGTAAAGTATTTAACACCCTTGCGAATCAAGAACTTCAAGATTACGCAATGACATTAAGCATGGCGAAAGAAGTATCAATGATCCAAAGAAGCGAGAAAGGGAAGCAAGCCCGCCGTTACTTCATCGCTTGCGAGGAAAGACTGAAAGAAAGCAAATCAATTAGCCAATCCAGACCATCGTCCGTCACCCCGACAAAAGTCCGTGCCGGAATCGAATGGGTGAAAGGCGTAAGTGAGATGCTGAACCTCAATGACGTTTCCAAGTTGTCATTACTGGAGAAGGTAGCCACGCCACTTGGATTGCCATTGCCCGATTACGTGCCGTCAAAAGGAGTGATGAAGTCGGCTACCGATCTACTCAACGAGAAAGGTTACAAGGTATCACGGAATCAATTCTACAAAAGGGCTATCGAGCTAGGATATATCGAACGTATATCACGTAAATCATCTAAAGGCAAGATCAAATATTTCAACTCCATATCCAAGAAAGGACTCGAATACGGAGAGAATCAGATAAACAAGAACAACCCGAAGGAAACTCAACCGGAGTGGTATGTGGACAAATTCGATTCTCTTATGCTAGTATTGGGATTTTCAAAGATGGAGGAGTTGAACTATGCAGGCTAAAGAATACGATTTCACGTCCTTCAACGAGTTCATTAACAAGGTTATCAATCCATCGGAAATGTGCGAACAATTGACAGACCTTGTATTCAATTACTCATGGTGCATCAACGAGGAAACGGTGGATCGTTTCAAGGACGATATCGCCACGATCTATATGTTGCTAGGGGAGTTCAAGAAACTCGCAGAGCAGAACTAATACTTACCCGGGGTATTCCGTCCAAGGGATACCCCCTTAAATCAACAGGAGAAAATTAGCATGAGAAATAAAGAACTAATCGCTCTATTACAAGAGCAAGACCCGGAAGCGGAGGTAATGATCCGCACGTCCGATGGAGAGTATGAGTACGATCCGGTGGATGTAACATGGGACGAAGAGATAGAATGCACAATTATTCAGGAGGGGTAAATATGAAAAATGAAACAAAAATCCTCAATTTATTTGTCGGTAACGACAAGTATAGACCAGCATTAAACCAAGCGTTCAAGCAAGGGGACATGGTATGTGCCACTGACGCTATCACGCTTATAACAATACCTATATCCTTGATAGGTCTTAGGTATCCGTATCAAGACAAGCCAGATGTATCATCTGTGTTGAATATAAGGAAAGAATGCCATGAGATCATAGAATTGTCTTGGTTGAAGGAATTGTACGATGACGTTCCGATGATAAATGAAACGTATAAGTGCGATGCTTGCGCAGGTACCGGGATGGTTGATTATGAGTTTTGTTTTGATGATATAATCTATACAGAAGAGGAGGAATGCCCCGTATGTCGTGGAAATGGTCATTTAGGCGAGACTGAGGAAATGATAAAATATCCCCAATATGACATTGACATACACGGGAATCCTTTTAAATCCGGGCGTGTGCTTAAAATGATAAATCTCATGAAGCTTATTGATATCACCTCTTGTGTTCTTGTTTCGAACCCTTCATCTGAACCTAACCTGTTTAGGTTCGAGAATGGGATAAATGTAATATTAATGCCAAGTTTTAGATGATATGAATCAGATTTGCACGAATAAAGAACAATCATCCCGGCTATTAGAGGCCGGGGTGAACCCGAAGACGGCGGACATGTATCTTGACGAGTTCGAATGTCCGGTCGCATTTGAATATAGAAGGATTGAAGGGCACGTGGGTCAAGATATGGCATTCCCGGCTTGGTCTCTATCGGCTTTAATAGACATGATGCCAAAATCGTACCAAGACGATATAGACGGAATGATTTATTACCTATCCGGAAATTTCGTTGAACTCATGTACGCATCGGACAAGATCGAGGATGAGGAAGGCGACAAGACTTATACTTGCGCAAACTCCTTCAACAAGGAGAACTTGATGGACAATGTGATTGACGCTATAGAGTGGCTCATCAAGAGAGGTCACTTGAATAAGAAATTCCTAACAGATAAATAAATATGAGCAAAGAATATAGAGTCGTAAGATACTTCGATGGTTATCCCGAATACACCATGTGTAAATGTGATACAATCGAAGAAGCGAGAGTTAAGCGCAAAGAGCATAACGATAAAGAGAACAAGCCTTATATCAGTTATCATATATTGGTAGATGGCGATGAGAAATTTAGTGGTAAATCCTATAGAACTGAATGATTATGAATGAACAGGTATTATCAGTAGAACAAATGCAACACCTTATTAAATTAGGTATTGACGTGAGCAGTGCAAGCATGAAGTTTATAAGCACCCATCCAAGTTGTGATTATAGCGAAGATGATGAAATCGAGTTTATACCAGTCTGTGTTAATTTTTATGCTAAACAGTATAATGAGAGTGGCAAGACATTTACCTTGCAAGATATGTTGGCTCTCATGCCAAAACAGATAGATGACTATACATTGAATTGGTACATATCAGAAATGATTTTCAGATATGATAAAATTGATTTATTTGGTAAGTTTGAGGTGTTAGAGGATTTATCGTTCTATTTCAACGAGAATGTAACAATCTTAAATGTAGCCTATGGTATGCTCTGTAAGCTTGCGGAATGTGGATATTTAAACAATAAGCATTAACAATGGAAAGAGATATTGATAAGAGACAGACGGTAGAAGAAGCGGCTCATTTCTTCGCTGAAAGCAGGAGTAGCGGTAGTGCATTCCCTGCGTATTATCAGGGATTTATAGCAGGTGCCGAATGGCAGGCAAAGCAATTACCGTGGATAAGCACAAAAGATAAGTTACCTGATGATGAAGATCTGGTAATAACTGGCTGCTGGTGTACTGATTATTTTAAATACTTACAACAGGGTTGGTATTGCAGAGAATGTAATGAATGGTATGATATTAATGGTGATAAAATTTGTGTTACCCATTGGATGCCTATACTCGATCTGAGGAATAGTATTAACCGAGCCTTCATGGGAAGGCCCATAATTTAAAAGATATGAAAATATCGCTTGCTTTTCCGGGAAAATTCGTAAGTTTGCGGTGCGAAGATTACACATAGGCACCGCAAGCGAGTGGTCCAGTAGAGAATGAGAGAAGTATAAGCAGCTCCCATAATCCGTTCATGTATCTCTACGATATGTGTGGTCTTCGCAAACTAGGATTATGAGGGGTTGCTCTTTTTTTATTCATCTAATGCGAAGACCAGATGAAGCAAACAATTCTTACAAGAGAAAGTAGCACCGTAGAAATCAGACGCTACTTCATGGCAGTACTCAAGCTGTCAAAATCAGATCAAGAGTTCCCCGTGAACCTTGACGAGGTATATCCTTTAGTGTACAACAAGAGATCGGATGCCGTAGATGTCTTGCAGAAAACATTCATGCAAGATATTGACTATCAAGTTTTGCGGCAAAATCCGCAAAACCCCAAAGGAGGAAGGCCAAAGATCGAGTATCGACTATCCGTGCCCTGCATGGAATTTTTTATCGCCCGGAAAATACGCCCTGTCTTTGAGGTGTACCGGAAAGTCTTTCATACGACTATCGCTAAAAACGCATCAATAACATTGGAGGGCAAAAAGATCCAAGAGCTAAAGAAGGATATATCAATCTTAGAGGACCGCCTTAAATGGGCCAAGATAACCTCTCAGCAAGAAACCGATCTAAAGAACTCCTGTTTCTTTTATCTCGTAGGAAAAGGCTTGTATACCGAATGGCACGAGTGGAATCAAGAGCGTATAACCAAAAGGATCACGGAAGAGATCAAGAGATCACTCAACATTTAA